TTTATGTTTTGCAAAATAGTGACAACAATAGTCAGGGTTCTTAAAAATTTCTATAAAATTTGAAATACGAAATTCTACTATAATTCCTTCTTCTTCTTCTGAGTTAAAAATATTATTATTATTAGAAGTGCTTTGATTTAATACTTCAACTTGCTTGTTAATAAATTTTCTAGCTTGTTCAAAGTCAGGCGTGATATAGAAACCAGGTCCAAAGTCTAGCTCACTCCCTAAATTAAATTTAACATCGATTCCTTTTTTTAAGGATTCTAAATGTCTCCATAATGTAGCATGAAACCACCGCGTCTGACCTAGTTGCTTTTCCTGCTTGTTAGTCAACTCCAAAATATTTATTCCCTCCTCTAGTCTATACTAAAAGTATAACACAAGACTTTATTCAAGTAAACTAAAATTTTATAAAACTATTCACTTCCTTCCGTCTTTTCTAAACCTCTCTAAAATCTCGTACCCACATAGTGGGTGGTTTTTTGTTTCGGAGACTTTGCCTCCTCAACTGGCTTAAGCCATTAACGAAAAAAAGAGAGAAGGTGCTTGACCTCCTCTCTTTTACTCACTTATACCCTTTTTACTAAACCCTAAATACCAAAACCTAAAACCCTCACACCCCACCCAGCTGTTCTTTTAGTTATATACCCTTCATCAATATTCAATGTTCACTTCGTTCATCTTTTTAGAGTTATTTATATACCCCCTCATAGACTTACGTTACAAACTCTGACTACCTTTATAAACTTTAAAAAAGGTTAATACCAAGGGTTCTTAGCTTTTGCTTACTTTTGTGTTGGGTCTGGGAATGGCATTAAATCAGGCTTCCACACCTTTTTACATCTTTTAAACCTAACTCTCACTAAAAAAAGCCCCCTAGTGTTACCTAAGGGGCTTGTATCAAGGGTTTAAAAAATTTTTAAACATCCATATTTATATCTTAATAGAACCTCCAAGTTCCATAATCAGTTCCACTTTCTAATTCCATACTAGCCACATATCTTCTTTCTCCACTATGGCTCACATATGATATCCATTCATACCCATCAGCATAGCAATAATGTGTGTAGTTAAACTCCTCTCCGTTTTCATATGTTGCTACTACCTCAGCATCTGTTGACGGAGTTGACCTCACGTTTAATACATCAACACCAACCGTGAATACCCTTGGTTTATCTAACTCGAATAAGTCAGTCGTTACTGGGTTACTAGCTGCTGTGTCATCAACTGGGAAATAGAACCAACCAACTATTCCGTTAAAATCTCGGTTAACATATCTAGCAGGTCCTCCTACATATAATGCATCCCAATTGCCATCAACGTTTTGTTCGATAGTTTTTAGAGTATAACCATCTGAATCTTCGTAAACAACACCTGTATGACCGTAGCTATGACCCGCGATATATGTCGTATCTTGTACGAATACTGCACCAGCTCTTGGCTTGCTATTTACATTGCCAACCTCATTATATTCAACAGTATAGCCTAAACTAGCTGCACTATTTAATAGGTCAATCGCATTCCCCCATAATGTCTTACCAAAGAATAACACTGATAAGTAGTTTGGCATATCAACACATTGAGTTCCATATGCTCCATCTTGGTCAACCCCAACTCCTAAGTTTGCAATACGTTTCGCTTCATTCACTATATCTACTGTTCTTACCATTTCTTGTTTCCTCCTGAATTTTAAATGTCTTTGTTATTTATACATAATCCAAACTCACACTCCATTAAAACCTTTGATTTTTGTTTTGAAACGTTGATATAACAACGTTGTTTTAAAATGTCTAAAAAATTGTTGATTTTAAGAAGTGTGATTTAACAACGTTCAGAGGGTTTTTACACCCTCTAAACATAACTCTCACTAAAATTTCGTTTTTAACAAAATTTAAGTGCTTAAAAGCCTTATATAACAACTGTTTTAAAGCTTAAAAATTTTTATAATAAAGTTTTTTCGACTATCGAACTTAATTGATAGCAAATATCGTTTATTTACCTCCCACAGGACGTTCATACCCTAAGGCACGTTCACTATCTCCTAACCCTTCAGTTGTTGGGTCAGTTACAACTCCTAATATTGTCAATACCCCACAAACTGCATTGATTAATTCAACTGAATTTTCGTTTAAAGCATTGACATTTAACTGAATACCAAACACTTTAGCCACCACTTGAACAACCAATAGTAAAGCACTAGCTAAGGCTAATATAAACCTCTTGTTTCTAAACCTTACCTTCCAATTTATCATTTAAAGTCACCTCCCTTCTAAATAATATTTAAGCTAGTCGGCCAATCATCATCAGTTAAATAACTAAATGAATTGATGTAAACTCCGAAATTGTTATTTGTTACAGAAAATTCGTCAAGTTGCATATCAACATTTAAACCGGTTCCAACAACCCTCATTCTCAAATAAGGTTGTGGAGAATGAGAGGTGTTGTAAGCATAATCGGTACCACCTTGACTTACTTCCGAAAAAATCACTTGTACATACGGTGTTGTCGGTCGCCACCCAAACGACGCTAAACCTTTAAAAATTGTAAGGTAATGTGTAGTTGGGTCTGTATTATACAAATCAGCGAATTTTGCTAAACCTTCAGCTAACTCATTAAAAAATCTTACGTGTACTAAATTGTTAATTCGTCTTAATTGCATTTTTGTGTTAGGTTGAACATTCTTAACAGGAACATCAACCCAACCAGTATCCCCATCAATCACTTTCCACGAATCCTTAGTTTTTAACCATCTAACTGCACCATTTGTTGCATCTTCATCGACATAGATAGTACCAATTCTAGTTGATTTACCGTAAGGCGCTCCATTCCCCCTTAACTCACTTCCACCACTAGTATTTAACGTTGTTTTGAAATCTTCAAATTCTGATTTGTTCAACTTATTATTTAAGGCACTTGTAGTTGCTACAGATTTCAGTTTTTCAGTTAAATCATTAGTTGTTACATAATCATTTAAGTTAGGTTGTGGTATCTGCGATACCACCTCCTCAAGTTTCTTATCTAACGCATCTTTAGTTAGTAATCCTTCTAAACTTTGATGTTGCTTTAAGAACCCTTCATCATCCACCTCTTTCAAGATTTCAGTTTTTAAAGTTTCTAAAGCTGTATCTTTCACAAACCCACTTATATCTGGTATTTCAGTCGATTTTGCATAACCACTCAAGTCTTGGTGTTCAGTTATAAACCCTAAATTATTAACCTCTTTTAATACATCAGCTTTTGCCTGTGTTAAAGCCTTCTGACTAACTAAGTCTGTTAAATCATCTTTAACAATAAATGCTTTCTTAAGTGCCGCAACTTCTTCATCTAACAAATCTCTCGTCAACACATCAACCCGATCCACTACTATTGAGTTTTTAAAGTAACGTTCTTTTTCCGGCAAATCTTTTACTTTGTCAATTTCTGAAAGTTTTACATCAAACTTAAATTTGAATACATCAGAATCAACTTCCGATCCATCCAAATATAAGTAGCAAACAACTGGTTCATCTCGTGTAATTAAAGTGTTATCAAATTTAACTTTGATAACACCTTCTTCAACAAGCCCTTCAGTTTTCCAAACTTTCTTACTTTTCAAAAACTTAAATAAAGCAATAACCCTTTCATCCGTTAACGCCTCATCTTGTACCTTAAATTCAAAATTACCATTATTTCTGTCATGAGAATAGACCTCGCTATAAGAGTCTTCGATTTCTCGAATCGAAGACGTGTTTTTAAAAGACAACTTAATAAGTTTTTTCATTACTTACCACCACCAGTACTATCATCATCAAAAGCATCTCGAATTTTTTCTAAGCGTGTTCTAACCCATTTAGGAATTGGTACTCCTATTTCAGCTAAGTTTTCAACTACAGATATCCCATAACTCGCCACAAAGAAAATAACAAAACCTTTTGCTATTTCGTCAAAACCAATTAAATTCAGGTAAGGGTACAACGAAATACCCAACACCATTACTAACAGGTGTTCCAACACACCCCTTCTTCCAATTGTCGAATTTAAAGATTTAGTAACCCATGCCTTACCTAAACCTGTTAGTATATCTAACAGAATTACCGCAGCAAACACATGGATATATACATCTCCTAATAATTCGTAATATCTTGTTATAAATTCATCTAATGTAATGTGCATTTACACTCTCCTCTTTCTATTTATTTATATAAAAAGAGAGCGATTTTAATCGCTCTCTTTAATTATTCAACCGCTAAATGTTCTAACTCCATATCGATTAAACATTCTCTAACTTTTTCTTTTAGAAACTTAGGAACTTGTTTAAAAGTACGGCGACCTTTAGCTATATTAATTGCGAATAGCATTGCCATCATTATGCTCACCTCCTTTATCGTTGATTTCAGTTGTTTCATCGCTTTCATGCGAATCACCCCCCGTTTGAATTGAACCACTCATTTGTGTAATTAAGTCCATTAAAGACCCTTGAGTAATGTCAAGTTCTTTCTTGACTTCATCAAGTTTAGCTAATTTTTCATCTACTAACTTCAATTTTTCATCCAACTTCTCAAATCGCTCATTTTCAGCTCGATTTGGGAAAGTTTCTTGATAGAATTGCTCAAGTACCTTAGTCACAAGTAATTCATCTTCTACAGCACTTAAATCACCTTTTAAGACCCTGGTAATTGTAGTCATTCCATCCTGAATTTGTACCCTTGTTTGCTTCACCACACCATTTTCTTCGAAAATTTTATCTTTAAAATTAATTGTGTACATCTTCTTTTTCATCTCCTTTTTGTAATTGTTCATTTAATTGTTGAATTACCCCATTATATGACTCAACTACCTGAACTAACTCCTTAGCTCTCCAATCACTTGTCAAGCCTGACAAGATACCAACCACCACAAATGGTGGGAGTTGGTACTCCCTCGCAGTTATTTCAATAAATTTAATTATTTCAGCTTGAGCTGTTGCTATTTTGCTTTCCATCTATTTAACCTCCTATATTACTCTATTCGAACATCCTGTAAAATACCCTCTCTAAAGTTTAAGTAACAATCAGGATGCCACCTTTGTACCGTACCATCATCACCTATACTTACAGGTAACGCACACCTAATTACAATGTCTTTCCCTTCTTCAATGTTTAAATCTCTTAACTCAAGACTAACATTTCTTAAATGATAGTTGTTCATATTAATATCACAACCAGCGTTAAGTGTATTTCTGTCAAAATCACCAAAAGCCTTAGATGCATAAACCCATTTCCAAACCGGATTCGTATCTTTAGGGTTATCTCGATATGCCCACCCCATAAATGAACCATCATTCTCCAAGTTAAAGTTTAGACCTTTTTTCGTAGCATCTTTATTATAAGCAGTTGTCAATACACTTCCTAAATAATACCCATCTCGCCAAAAGAAGAAACCATCTTCATCCAATCTACTACGTAACTTGTCTTTTTTAATTGCACCATCATAAAAATTTAACCCACTATCTTCAAACTGTAAATATTTAGAAATATTATTCCAAGCCAATCTTATTGAATTAGCATTTTGTGTTAATTTAGTACCAAAGTTACCATCAGTAACAACTGTTTCTACTTTGTTTTTCAAAAGTTTAATTTCACTGCTGACTTGCTCTTTTGTCATGTACTTATCAGATAACGTTTCAGCCACTTTTAATTGTATTTCGTCTTTTGACTGGTTGATTAATGATGTTAAGTCTAACGTTTCGTTGTTACTACCATAAGTTAATCCAATGTTAATTTCATAGACCCTAATTTTAGTAAGGTCAAATCTTGTAACATTTTCAGTAAACTCAAGGTTGATTACATCGCAACCACTAACGTTTGTACCATCCGTTCTGTAATATAGGACATTATCGTTAGTTTTCAATTTAGTGTAAATACCATCTGGTATATTACCCTCAGTATTTGCTTGCAGTACGTAATCCTCAACAGGTAAGGCAATTGCACCTTTAATATCTCGATTAGTATCGAAAACTACTTTATAGTACTGCCCAACACTTGCTTTTTTAGTCGTTTTTAACGTTAATATCTTACCACTACCACCAGCAATCACATCGAACACATCTTTGTCAATACTCTCTCTAAAATCACCTTCCCAAACCTCAACATTCTTCAATTTTGTATTATCACCTAAAAGGTCTATATTTACATCACTCCTAGTAGATGATGATTTGAAAACGAAAAAGTTAGTTCCAAAACTCAAAGGTTGCGTTAAACTCTCTTTACTTGTATAAATTCGACCTTGTTTGTCAGGTTGAAAACCTCGAATATCAGCAATTAATGTGTATGTTTTTCCTTCCTCAAAATTACCATTATCTGAATTAAATCTTAAATCTGACCCGTTTTTTGACTTATCTTTCAGTAAGTTTTTACGTCTTACCGCTAATCGATATTGCTTTTCAACCTTCTCTCCAACTTCTGATTTGAATTTTTCCAAAGTATGTTCGAAAGTGCTGTATTTTTTAACAACTTCTTTTATCAATTCAGTATCTGGCAAGTTATCTAATCTAGCGAAACACGTTGTATTCAATCCTTGGTACGTAACGAAAAAATTAGCCGTTATTGGTGTCCCATCCGTTTTACGCCCCTCGGGAACAAAAACGTTAGTAACCTCCCCTAAAGTATTGTATGTAAGAACCCTAGAACCAGACCCAATTAAACCACCACTTGAAATTGTACCCTCAAGAATGAACCCCCTATCCAAACGCTTACCGTCATAAAATACATCAACTATGAATTTTAGACCTTTAACAGTACTAGCCTCGTAAGTACCCTCAATTCGAGCATTAGCAGTCAATGAATGAGCCTTTAATTCACTTACGTGTGGCATCCATTCACTAGGTACAGTATCACCTAAAGCCATGTAAGGTTCTGCAACTTTGAAATGACCGTTTTTTGTTGTGAATATGTAGAATAAGTTATCACCAGCTGAGGTGAAATCATTTTGTACAATATGCGTAAATTCTTTAACAACCCATTGATTTCTTGGTGTTCCGCTATCTAAGTTAAATCCAGCCATTTGTCTATTACCAACATGCGATTTAAGAGCCAAATGCATACCAGCATCGACTGTTACATCATCATAAATATAAATAGGTAGTCGAATTACTATCTTATCACCTTTTTTAAACTCTCTTTTAGAGCTGTTAAAGGAAATACCTTTCCAAGCATTACCTCGTAACCCATTATTGTTAATTTCTAGTGAATTACGACCGTTATAATCATTAGTTATAATCTTAGGACTAGCACCATTCAATGTGTAAGCACTCGAATCTGGTATTTCAGTTTTTAGTAATAAGTTGAAATTCGGAGCTGATTTACCATCACGACCATCTCGACCATCAGCACCTCTAGCACCATCAGCACCTTTAATCTGACTCCATACATATTCACTTGGGTCTGCTGGAGCTATTTGACTTTCTCCCGTATAAATACCCATATATTTTGAGTTAGGCTCAAAATTCATATCGTGACCATCCGGGTTATTTGAATAAGCTATGTGAACATAAGTGTTAACACCATCATCACCTTTAACCTTTAACCACCTATAATCACGTGGGTTTTGACTTGGAAGTGGGTCAGCACTTGTGTAAGTACCAATGTATTCAAGGTCTGCACTATCTCCAGTACTAAATCTAACTGAACCATCTTCACTATCTGCATAAGCAACATGCATATAGTTACTTACCCCAGCATCACCTTGAATTTTTATCCATTTATAACCCTCTTTAGTCATGGGTACAGCTGGACTATCACTTATATGTATACCAATGTAAGACATACCTTGTGAATTTTCTGTACTGAAACCAACACCTTGTGGGTTGTTAGCATATGCTACATGCATATATGAGCTTACACCCCTTAATTCCTCTTTTTTATTCTCAAAAACCTTTGTAGCAACCTCTTGACTGACTTTTCTAATACCATCGGCATCTATCTTTAAGTCATTCACGATAGCCTTAACGCCTTCAGCTGTTACAAAGTCTTTTCTAATGCTACTATGAATAGCATCTTTCATCTTTGTAAAGATATTTTGCGTTGTTACTTCTCCAGCCTCGAACTCTTGTCGAAATGTCTCATTCGACACTATTTCGTTGATAAAAGCCTTATCTATCACCGCATTTTTGATTTTTGCAAAATTCAAACGCGCTTGAATTGCATCTATCATTTCAGCCTCTGTTATGATAGTTTTCAATTTACCAATATCTGCCTCAACCGCTGCAAATATCTTTGAACGTACCTCCTCAGGTACATCACTATCTTTATCAAAAAATGCTTTTTTGACCTCTAAATTGGCTTTAGACGCTTCCTCTAAGTCTTTCATCTTAGTCTCTAAGTCAGCTTTATCTTTTTTCAAAATACCAGCTAAATTCTTTTGAATTTTAAAGGCATCTACAGATGTTTCAATTTTTTCATTTACAGCATCACGAACCATGTTAGCCACAGCTGTACCAAAGCTAGGTTGAATAGCACCAAATCCTATAGTTTTTAACTTCTTACGCATTGGAGAATACGTATACTTTGTAATTTTTTTCTTAACATCTAACCCAAAGCGTTCATGGAATACCGTTACCGTATCAAATATCTTGACTGGTACATCAGGTTTTCCAATAACCTCTATTTCAATAGTATCCTCGATTAAATCACATAACGTATTTTTAAAATACTGTTGACCGTATTTTACTAAACCTTGTAAATCTACTACATCCTGATCATTTACTTCTAAGTTACCCTCATATATGTATTTATATTTATCAATTAATGGACTATCAACTGTTGCTTTTATAACCCTTTCTTCACCACCTTCAGCCTCAGCTGGAATTGTTTTAGTGAAGTGAATTCGAGTTCTTAAGTCTTTAATAGATTTCTTTTGTTGATACCCCTTTAGGTTCTTCTTATACATGAATAGAGCCTCTTTTTCGGTACCACCATTACTTTGTAATTTAATTCGATATTTATCACGAATTAAATCACCACCCCATTGACCCATTATCGAATGTGCATCCTTAAATAGAGCCTCTGCGGCAGTTACATTTTTAACATTGAAAGTATGTAATGAAGAAATATCAGCTGAAAAGATGAAATCGTGAGTTCTAATAATTGACCTTGCTAATTGCTCCATTACTCTTGTTCCATTAGCGTTTTTAACGCTAATTTCAGTAATCGCATAATTATTCAACAATGTAGCTACTTGGTTTGCATAAACAGTAATATAAGTGTGTTGCCTTTCAACCTCAAATATCACAAATTCTTGCTCGCCGTGTAAATCATCAGCGACTAATAGCGTTTCTTCCTTTAACGATTTCCACAAAGGGTCTTTCACAGGAAACTTAAAACTTAATTGATAAGTACTGTTACCCTCATGCACTATTTCATCACTATATACTGAATTAAGAGGGGTTAACCCCTCCTTTAGATAAATCACACACGCCACCTCCAATTTCCATTAATCTTAACTTTTGACACACTTCCTATTGTTCTAACACCTTGAGTTCCAGGTTGAATCTCAAAGAAACCACCACGTACCCTCCAAGAGTTCTTAGGATATCCGTTATTATCGTATATATTTTGCTTTTTATGTCTACAGTCAATTTTGACCTTATTACCAGTTATTTTAAGCACCATAACTTGGTCGCCTATCGTTAGTGTTACATCTCCAGTACCTTCAATTTCAATAATCGGTTCTGAAAATACATCACCTATGTTTTCAATACTTCCATTAGCACCTAAAGTTACCACACCTGAATCTAACGCATATCTAAATGGGTCGAATACAAGTTTAAGAATAACTAACCACCTAGATTTACCTTGCCTTGCATACTTCATTTCAATGAAATTAGCAATATATTTAGAGTTTGATATATAATCAAACTCTAATATATTATCAAAATCATTAAATGCTGACCTCAATTTCGAAATCTTTTCAAACTCTTTAACTGAAATTTTAAGCTCTCGTTCAGAGCTTTCATAACCTTCATCATGAACAACATAGCTACCATTCGCACCATATATATCAACTGTTTCAACAACCTTCTTTTTAGCAGTTTGGATATCGCCCATATCAGTTAATAGATAGTCATCTGAATTAAATTCAATTCCATTTATTTTTAACATTTTAGATACCCTCCCTTCTTACAAAAGTCATTTGTCTATCATATGAGTTCTTAGCTAAGACCTCACCATCAAGGTAAGTATTATTATCTTTGTTGGAGATTTTCTCTAATAAACCTTGTACTACATTCAATGCGTTAATAACTTCACTATTTTTATCTTCCATTGAAAAATCAGCCATACCAAAGGCATCCATACTTAAATCTCTCGATACTATACTACCAAGCTCAATGTCAGTCATTTCTTGAGTAAACTCTTTATTGATTTCATCAGCCATACCACTGATTGTATTTTTTACTACTTTGAATTTATCGTTCAGCCCTTTATCAAGACTTTCCATAATAGCATTACCAGCAGGTATTAACAGTTTACGGTCATATTCAATCGGTCCTTTATGGTCGCGAATCCATGTAGCAATACCACCTATAAACTCTTTAACGTTATCATAAGCTCGTTTTAAACCATTTAAGAAACCAGTAATGATTTCCCAGCCGGCATCCCAAAGGTTAATATCTTTTAAGCCAAAAAAGGACTCTTTTACTCTTTCAACGGCTCTATTAACGCCTTCTTTTAAATCTTCCCAAGCTCTTTCGGCACCTTCAACGATACCTTTTATTAAATCACTTACTGTTTCTTTTATGCGCTCCCAGCCACTTCTAACAGCCTCTTTTATCGACTCCCAAAGACTAGATAAGAATGCACTAAAATCGTTGAAAATGTTAGTTGCTGTTTCTACAATACTATTGAACGTAGTTGAGAAAAACTCTTTTACGCTATTCCATACCGTTTCTACAGTTGATTTAATACTATCCCAAGTTGTGCTAAAGAACTCTTTTACGCTGTTCCATACTGTTTCGACTGTTGTTTTAATACCCTCCCAAAGGGTACTAAAGAACTCCTTAATACCATTCCAAACAGTTTCGACTGTTGTTTTGATACCTAACCATAAACCACTAAAGAACTCTTTTATCCCGTTCCAAACAGTCTCAACTGTTGTCTTAATTCCTTCCCAAAGGGTACTAAAGAACTCCTTAATACCATTCCAAACAGTTTCGACTGTTGTTTTGATACCTAACCATAAACCACTAAAGAACTCCTTAATTCCATTCCAAACTGTTTCTATTGTAGTTTTTATACCTTCCCATAAACCGTTAAAGAACTCCTTGACACCATTCCAAAGAGTTGTTAAAAACTCAACAAATGATGACCATATCTGTTTACCTTTTTCAGTCTGTGTAAAGAAATATATTAAACCAGCTACGACAGCTGCGATTGCTGCTACTAACAATATCATCGGATTAGCCATTAATATGTTAAAAAAGCCAGCAACTGCCGGTTTAAGAAGATTAAATACAGACTGCAATCCGCTAACTGTACCTTTAAACACCTTCATAACTGTATCAGCATTTTTAACCTTATCAATTAGATTTGTAACCCCATTAGCCGCTTTTAACGATAAGAATAATCCAATTAACACCGATAATATAACTTTCAAAATTGTTGCTGCTGTTTCATTTTCTCTAAAATAATTAGTCAAACTTCTCACAATTTCAGCCGCTGTTTTAACCCAACCAGACAGTGTTTCAAAACCAGCACTTAAGCGTTCCGCAACCCCCGCAGTATCATTTACACCAAGCAAATCTTGAATAAAATTTAAAACACCACTCGCCACATTTTTTAAAGCTTCATACATAGTACTTAATGCACTTTTTATGTTCTCGAAACCGTTAATTATGTTACTAGCAGTTCCCTCATCAATACCAAAAGACTTCATTAAGTCTATAGCACCTTCTTTAGACAAACTACCCGTTAAAAAGCCAATTACACCCTCGAAAGCACCTCGAATACCGTTCAAAATTGTTTTTATTTTTCCAACAGTTTCTTTTCCTAAAACACCTTCTAGCTTATCAGCTATTCCACCTAATGCCCCAAAGACTAATGCAGGAACACCTTTTAACAAGTTACCAATCATAGGTAGTAAGTTACCAACTAAGAAAGTTGATACAGTTTGACCTAATTGCTCTAATGAGGGTTGGATGTCCTCACCTAATGCTAATTTACCTAACAAATTAGTAAAAGCAGCTTTCATAGACGCAAACGAACCTTGTAAGGTTGTTGCTGCCTCTTTTGCTGTTGTTCCTGTTATTCCTAACTCACCTTGAATTACGTGAATTGCCTCGTATACATCACTTAAATTATTAATGTCGTATTTGACACCTGTTAATTTTTGAGCGT